AAGATAGGTCAGAAAAGATTGGTTGGTGAATTAGACCATCCTGAAAAATTCGATGTTTCTCTTAAGAACATTTCTCACGTTGTTGAAGACCTTGTTTATGATAAAGACGGAAGAGTATTAAATATTAAGGTTCGTTTGCTTGACACACCAGCTGGACAAATTGCTAAGAAGCTAGTTGATGCTGGTATCCCTCTTTCTATTTCATCTAGAGCAGCTGGAAATGTTGGTCCTGATAAGAAGGTCCAAATCAAAAAAATCTTTACATACGATCTAGTAGCAGATCCTGGTTTTCAGGATGCTCAACTTGAAAGAGTTTACGAGAGTGCTGGTTTTGATGCTTTTGAATTTCAAGAAAGGTCAAAGAAGTCAATCGTAAACAACTTAGAGTGTGTAAACGAATCGCTAGGTTTAGAAAATGAATCTGGAGTGAAGATATATAAAGTTGAAAATAGCGAAGAATTCGAAAAAATCCTTAATCAAGACAAAAATAAATCCAACATTATGGAGGCCAACAAAGAATATGTTACTGCTGACGAGCTTAATAAGTATTCTATCTTTTTGAAAAATAAGATGGATGAGCTTGAAACGCAGATTTCTGAAATGAAACAACAAGAAACTCAAGTTTCTGAAAGTGAAAACGACAGTGTAGACTGTAAAGCGCTCGAGGAAAGGGTTGCTAAATTAGAGAAGTACTCCGAGTATCTTGCTGAAAATCTAGAAAGCGCTATCAAGTACGGCGAGTATTTGGCAGAAAATCTAGATAGCAGCATTACTTATTCTAAGTATCTTGCTGAGAATTTAGACAAGACTATCTCTTATTCAAAGTATTTGGCCGAAAATGTTGATAAGGGTATTTCTTATACCGAATATGTAGCTGAGAATGTTGATAAGTCTATTGATTATTCTAAGTATTTAGCAGAAAAACTAGACGATGGTATTCAATACACAGAATACGTGGCTGAAAATCTTGATAAGAATATAGCTTACTCTGAGTATCTAGCAGAAAATGTTGATAAGAACATTGCTTATTCTGAGTATTTGGCAGAGAATCTTGATAAGGGTATTTCTTACTCTGAATATCTTGCAGAGAACTTGGATAAAGGAATCGCTTATTCTGAGTACATCGCAGAAAAATTAGATCAAGGCATTAATTACACAGAGTATCTTGCTGAAAATCTAAACAAAGGTATCGCTTATTCCGATTACCTAGCTGAAAAGCTCAATGGCAATATTGCTAACACTGAAGCTCTTCACGAAAGCGCAAAGACAGAAAAAACTCCAACACTAAACGAAAGTGCTAGAGAAAATGCTGAAAGCGCATCTAAAACTGAATTGGTTGAATCAGGATTTGCTGGAGATTATGAAAATCTCGGAAGCAAAATTGATTCTCTAATTGAATCAGTCAAAACACAAAAGACTGAGGAAAATATAAACGAGGCACAAACGAAAGTTATGCCGACTGCTCAAACACAAAAAGCAGATGAGGCAATCAACGAAGCCAAAGAAGAAAAATTGGTAGAGTCATCAGGTCACAAGTTTATTGATGAAATGCCAGAAGATTACGCTCCGTTATGGGAGTCACTAAATGAAAGCCAAAAGCAATCAGTGATTGCACAATCAGCTTTCTATAACTTAGAGACTACATATCAGATCAAGAATTTCTGGTCAACACGTCAGCTTGGTGCTAAACCAGTGGGACTTCAGAAACTTCAAGAGAGCCAAGAAACACCAGAGCCTAAGACGGCTACAGCCCCTCAGGGGTATTCAAATGATTACCTTAATTGGGTCGCTAAGTCGCTCGAAGGTAAGTTTTAAAAAACCTAAAAAAAATTAGTAAAAAATGAAACTAATCAACGAAGCAGAAATCTTCGAAACCTGGTCTCCTATCATCGAGCAGAAGGCTGGAATTCAAGATGCTGAGAAAAAAGGATGGTTGAGCAAGTACTGCCACTACCATTCATTAAACGAGTCTGCTGGTGCATATCAGTCACTAGCAACTGTAAACGGTATGGGTGCCGTAGCTCCACCCGCATACCCAGGTGGGTATAACTCCACTGGTTCTGCAGTAGGTACGCAAGCAAACGCTGCTTTCTACAACGCTGCTAACCAAGGTTCAGGAGATAAGTTTCCTTCACTTCTTCCTTTGGCAATTCAGGTTGCTGCGAAGACAGTTGGATTCGATATCGTTCCTGTAATTCCTATGTCAGGTCCTACTGGCGTACTTTCTTACCTAGATTACGTATACTCAGGTGGTAAAATCAGTCCTGCATCTGCTGGCGCATCTGCTGCTGAAGCCCTTGCAACTGCACCTTCTATGATCAAGGTAGAATTGACAAACGCTGCAGCAGGATATCCTGGTAACTTTGCAGTAGGTACTACTTACTACATCACTAACGCTTCTTCAGCTGGTGCTTACATCACAACTGAATTTGTTGGTCTTTCTAGAATCGATGGTTTCCCAATCTTCAGAATCGAGGGACTAACAGCTGGTGAAACTGTTTCTGCAGTTCTTGATGGCGGTGCTACTAAAATTGGTACTGCAGTAGATGGAAACCAAGCTGGTACTACAACTGCAAGAGCAGAATTGGTTAAAGCTCTTGAGGATCACATCCAAGGATTCTCTGGTGCTGGTTTTAACAACGACCAAGACTGGCAAGGACCATTCGTAGATGGTACTAAGACTTACAACCCAATGCTAAGAGGTGTAGGTGAAAGCACTTACTACCAATCAATGGGTCTATCAACGTTCACTAAGTTCGTTGAAGCTGATACTTTCCAAGTAGCTGCTTCAGTAACTACTGAGCAGATCCAAGACCTTAACAAGCAATTCGGTATCGACGTAATTTCTATGATCGAGAACGCATTGGTTAATGAGGTATCTCAAGCTATTAACAAGCACATCCTATCTAGAGCATTCGCTCTTGGTTGGTCTAACCACGATGAATTCTTGACTACAGAAGGTCAGAACTTGAACCTAAACCTCGTTATCGGTGGTACTGCTGGTTCATACACTATTCCTTCTTACGTAGGTAAGTCTGACACTGGTATCTCTATCGCTTCTGTTGCAGGTCCTGCTTCAGGTGGATACGAGAACTTGTCAACTCTACAGAGAAGACTATTCTCTAGAATTCTAGCTGGTGCTAACGTAGTAGCTAACAGAGGAAGAAGAGGTCCTGCTAACTTCATCGTTACTAACGCTAACGTTGCAAGTGCATTGCAAGACATCTCTCAGTTCACTTTTGCACCTTTCTCTAACACACTAACTCAAAACAACGGTACACTTTACCCAGTAGGTTCGCTTGCAGGTATGACTGTTTATGTTGATCAGAACATGAAGTTCGGTGATAACAGAGTATTAGTTGGTAGAAAAGGTGGTGACGACGAACCAGGACTTAAGTTCATGCCTTACATGATGGCTGAGTCTATCCAAACAATCTCTGAGGGTACTATGTCACCTAAGATTGCGGTTAAGTCTCGTTACGCTCTAGTAGAAGCTGGTTTCCACCCAGAAACTATGTACTTCTGTTTCCACGTGAACGTTCCTGCTGGAGGTCTATCCTAATCAGTAGTTAGTACACACTAATATTAAACCCCAGGTTTTTGCCTGGGGTTTTTTTGTGATCTGTTGATATATAGAATAAATGTGATTACTGTATAATGAGGAAATTGAACTCACATAAGCAATTCCTTTTGGAAAGGGACCTTTCTATTGAGGTAGATCAGGTAGTATTAACGGAAATGCTCCTTGACTATTATGATATTAATGAAGGAAAGGCTTTGGATACTATTAAAAATTCTGTCTCTAAGGCTTTATTTGGCCCCTTTTCTAGATTATCAGTAATAGATACCATAAGGAAGGGAAATTTAGACATCCAGAAAGAAATCATTACCAAAAGATATGATCTGGAGGATGAGATATTGGATTTAGATGGAAAAATAGAAGACTTAAGAAGAAGTGGTTCTTCAAGAAACGAAATCTCAAGAATACAAACACAAATTGATCGTAAAAGGAGAGAATACAAATCTTTTGTTCAAATGAAAAAAGAACAAACGAATAAGGGTATGAAGCTTCTTGAAAAAACCATAGGTAAAAATCCTAGGAGAAAGGAATATTACGAAGCTGGTTTTTTAGACGATAAGTATGAATTAGCAAAATTTGAATATGAACTTGCGCAAAAGAAATCTGCTGATCCTGGGGATGTAAAAGAACTAAAGAAAGATCTTGAGGATGCATCAAAGAAAGCAGAATCTTTCGTTGCCAACATTAAAAGCTCAGCTCAGACCAAAACTAGAATAAAGGACTCAGAGCTTGAGGATATATCAGCTCTTAGAAAAAAGATAAGTGCAAAGGATACTGGGGTAATTGTTTCTTTAAGGGAGAAATCTAAAGAACGTGTAAATGAATTAAAATCACAAATGGGGAAGACGCTCCAGGATATGAAATCTTTTATGTCAAAATCCCCATCGTATGATGAAGTAAAATCCTCTGGCAAAATATCTAATGGCATAAAAGATTTAGAATCAAAAGCCAATGAGGTGGATGCTTTAGAGAATCTTGTTAAAGTATATTCAGATTCGATAGCATCTAAGGATAAATCTCTTTCCAGCGAATCCGCATTAACCAATCTTTTTAGCAAGATAAATTCAGCTATTGCTGATGGCAATGATGCTGGGTCTGGTATAACTAAAGATATTATAGATATGAAATCTGATATTACACTTAAAAAGATCAGTAAC